TTTGGCGTCGTCTGATTTGGCGTCGTCTGATTTGGCGTCGTCTGATTTGTCAGGCGCGTTGGGTGTGATCTCATCGTCTAACCACTCCATGCGTAATTTATTATAAATATCGATGCACGATTCGCCGTGTTTTGACGTCCACTCTTCGCGGGTCATACAAAATGCGTCTTCTTCCATTTCTATTAGCCAGTCACTTACTCTGCCCATCTCGTGTACCTACCTTTCTTTCGTAGCGTTCGATAGCTGCTATAGTGTAGTCGACCTGCGTATATATTTTGTCGAGGTCTTCTGACATGATTTCGATATATTCCATCGCTTCCTTTGTCTGTGTCAAGAGGGCGCGAAGACCTGCGGTAGTGACAGCTTTGGCGCGGAACATCTCGCCACTGCCGTCGCACTGTTCACACTCTCCCATCACGCCGACAAGATCACCACCACGGATGGGGTCGGGCCTAGCCTCTTCGTACTCGACGACGCCCCCTCCGCCACAGTCCCAGCATTCACAGCGCTCTACCTTTGCCATCAGCCAAACCTTTCAATAACACCGACGACGGCGTGGTACGCCATCCAAACCAGAAAGCCAAGCACGCACGCAAACAGAAGCATCTCTATGCCGTCGTGCGTGAGGTAGTAATCCCTCACTCTGTGCCACAGCTTACTCATGCTCACCCCCGTTGCCCCGTCCCAAGCCACCGAAATACTGCGGCCTACGTTTTGCCGTCTCAAACACACCCAACGTGATAAAGATACCAGCAAGCAGGATTGCGTGGATAAGTGCACTCACACCGAACACGACAATCGATCCCACCCACGACGAAAATATTATACACCACATCCACGCAAGAACTTGCATGATCATGTGTCGGGTGTTGAGGTCAGGGATGTTGGACAGCGGGTTCTTTGCGCTGTCCATCACCAGTTGATACAACCTAGTCATCTGCTGTTCTCCTTGTTGCGATACGTTACCTATGCACATAACGTACACCATCGTCAAGCACAAAAAACGGGGCCAGTCGATAAAGACCAGCCCCGCTTACTTTTGCTACCAACAACAAAAGGAGAACTACCACACCTCGTATGGTATGCAGAGTTTTAACACCACTCTTTCGTACCTGTCAAGCCACCATCTGCACTCGCGTTCAGATTTTGATACGAACACCGTAGACCACTTGGGGTAGTCGATGTTGTGTTGTGACTTCACGCCGTTGCGTGGCGTCTCACCTAAACGTACAGACGACAGAGGTGCCACCACCTCCCACCGTCCTGCCGACTCGACGACTTCAGGAACGAGACGCTCCCCCTTACGATCACGGAATGTTCTTTTCATCAGCGTAATCCTCTACTCGAATACACAGTGCTTCCTGATTTACAGGCATCACTTCCCAAAATTCTACTGTCGATGCGAAGTAGCACTCTGCCATCGTGTTGTACACACCGATGCGTTCGAAATTAAATTCTTCGCTACTGAAGGCTGTTACTGCCAACAGCACCCACGCTACTGTCGTTTCCATTCGTCTCCTCTATCGCGTCGATGTAGATGTCAATCGATTCGCGTATGACATCAGCCACAGACACCTGTTCTCTGCTGGTTTCCTGTAGCATCTTTGCGTGTCTGTCGAGTACGTCGTACTGTTTGACGGTCATCAACAACTTGTATTGTTTAGTAGGTTCATCGAGTTTTGCTGGTCGTGCCATCCTTCATCTCTTTTCGTTGTTCCTTTTCAATTTTATTTCTTCGTTTGTCAGGTACAACCTTGTTACGATATTTATCATCCCTTAAGGATTTAGCTATCGGATTAATTTTATTAATCTTAGTCATAATAGGGGTATCCCTAAAGGGGTATTATACATAGGTTAGTTAGCGTAGCTGGGCTTGTCAAACAAAAAATGCTCTTGACCGAGTTACCGATGTCCATTACTGTCGTCAACATGAAATCACCAACGTGGCTCAAATCGTACGTCGAAGGACTCGACATCGTACCGAATACGAAGTACCGCTCCGACTGCCCAGTCTGCGGAAAACGGAATACGTTTTCTGTGACGGACAACGGCTTACAACGGCTATGGTATTGTTATCATGCAGATTGTAACGTGTCGGGTCGAACGGGAGTGACGTTGTCGAAGGATACGTCGAAAGATATATTCACACAAAGACAACAACCTCTTTCCATTACTAATAGATTTTCTGAATTCGAGATGCCGGACACGTTCGTGTCGGTCGGTCGAAGCCTCGACGCAGAACTCTATCTGCGTAGGGTGGGGGCGTACGACGCGTACCTCGCGGGGGCTGTAGACTTACGCTACGATGTTCGAATGAACCGTGTCGTATTTTTAATTCGTGAAGAACGAAAGGTGGTAGATGGTGCAGGTAGATCACTCGATGGACGAACACCTAAGTGGTATCGTTACGCAAACAGTAGACACCCTTTTATCTGTGGTGACGGAGATGTTGCTGTGGTTGTGGAAGATTGCGCCAGTGCTTGTTGCATCTATGGAGACGCTTGCGGTGTAGCTCTGTTAGGCACGAGCCTCTTGCCTGATCACATCGACGTGTTAAAAAAATATCGTCGGGTGTTTATCGCACTCGACAAAGACGCTACGGACAAGGCAATAGGGATGGTGCGTAATCTACACACGCACGTTCCGACACGCCTGATGGTTTTACGGACGGACTTGAAAAATATGGAAAGGACACAACGACATGAGTTCATACGATCCCACCTCGATTGACGTGCAGGTGTTGGGGTTTTGCCTCGACATCGACTTTTTCACGAAGGTGTCGAATATACTCGACAGGGATATGTTTACGCGTGAGATGAAGGACGTGTACGACGCAATCGTATTCTCTCACACAAAGTATGCTGCCTCCTTAAATACGTCAGAACTACTGTCCCTTTTTAACGACCGTAATCCGGCGATGCCCGACTCGGCGCGGGAGAAGGCGCACGAGTTGATCACAGCCCTAGAGCCGGGTAGTCCTGACAAGCACGACCTCTATCTCGACTTGGTCAATAACTTCTGGCTGCGTGACCGTGCGCGTCAGATAGGTGAGAAGGCCATCGAAATCTTTACGGGCGAAAGTGAAGACTTCGGTGCCCTGCGTCAGATTATTGACGTTATCGAAGATGGTCGGATTTCTGACAAGACGACGTATCGTGTCGTCACGAACGACCTCGATGCCCTGATCGACGAGGAGGTGGGCGATCCCGACTTCCCTTTCGAATTCGAACTGATACGTGAGCATCTGCCCGGCCTCGACCGTGGTAACTTGGGTATCCTGTTTGCGCGTCCAGAAGTGGGCAAGACTACGTTTTGTTCGTTCCTTGCGGCGTCGTACGTTCGGCAAGGTTTCAAGGTTTCGTACTGGGCGAACGAGGAACCGGCAGAGAAAATCATGCTGCGTATCGCACAGTCGTATTTCGCTGTATTCAAGTCGGAAATGCGTGGTCCGATGCGTGATGACTTCGTACGTCGCTACGCAGAGGAGATAGCACCCTACCTGACGATCATGGATTCGGTGGGTACGTCTATCGAAGAACTCGACGACTACGCCAAGCTCAACAAGCCCGACATCATCTTTGCTGACCAGCTAGACAAGTTTCGTATCGGCGGTGAGTACAATCGTGGTGACGAGCGCCTCAAGCAAACGTACGTCCTTGCGCGGGAGATAGCAAAGCGTAATAAGTGTCTTGTGTGGGCTGTCAGTCAGGCAAGTTACGAGGCACACGACCGTCAATTTATTGACTACTCTATGCTTGACAACTCACGCACGGGCAAAGCGGGAGAGGCGGACATCATCATCGGTATCGGCAAGACCGGATCGAGTGAGGTAGAGAACACAGTGCGTCACGTGTGTATATCGAAGAACAAACTCAACGGATATCACGGCATGATAAACACGCAGATCGACGTACGGAGAGGAGTGTATTACTGATGGTTCCGATATTCTTTCCCCTAATAGCCATAGGGTTTCTTGTGTCGGGCTTAGATCTTGTCAATATAGGTCTTGCCTGCCTCTTTCTTCTTATGACAGCGGATGGCATGTAACATGAGTAATCACGAAAACGAAGAGATACTTGAGCGCCTGTTCGAAGAAGAATACGTGGCTGCACGTAAGCGGTGGCCCGACCTCGATGAGGAACAGGTGGAGAAGTTCGCAGAGTATTTTGCACGCTTTAGATTCGAGGAGCAAGAATGAACGGTATCGTATTCGACGTAGAAACGACGCACACGGCCAAAGCGAATGGCAGCAGTACCCCCTTACCATATTTCGGCAATCGCCTTGTATCGATAGGATGGCGCTGGATACGTGAGCCGTACATGTACTACGACTGTTATTCACACTCGACTGAGCCACCCACTCCTGATGCGTTCACAAGATTTCAAGACGCCTTGAACTTTTGTGACATTCTTGTGGGTCACAACATCAAATTTGACCTACAGTGGATACGCGCGTGTGGGTTTGTGTATGAGGGTGAAGTTTATGATACGATGGTTGCGGAGTATATTCTATCACGAGCGAGGCGTTGGCCTCTTGGACTTGCTGCTCTTGCAGAAAAGTATGACGTTACCAAGAAAGAGAAGGACATGGTTGCGCCGTATCTTGAGAAGGGGGTCACGTTCTACGACATACCGTGGGAGGTGATCGAAGAGTACGGACGGGCTGACGTACTCGCTACACACGAGATAGCCCTCAAACAGCTAGATGCCTTTGGCACCACATACGGAGATATTTATGCAGACAAAAAATGGGCTAGTCCCGACACTGCGCCTGTCGTTTGAGATGACGGACGCCCTCGCGTCTATCGAACAAGAGGGCTTGAAAATAAATCTCGACACACTCGAAGAAATCGAACGAGCGTATAAGCAGGAGATGGATGGCTTAGAGGTGCGTCTCAAGGAACTCGCACAGGATGCGGTAGGAGACACACCTGTCAACCTTGCGAGTCCGGATGATCGGTCGATGCTTCTGTACTCTCGTCGCGTCACGAACAAGCAGGAGTGGGCAGTGACGTTTAACTTAGGCACGGAGCGGCGTGGTGCTACGGTCAAGCCTAAGATGCGTCGACGTATGTCACGTAAGGAGTTCAATCGTAATGTCGGTCGCCTGACTGAAGTTGCTTACAAGACCCGTGCAGAGCGGTGCGCTGGTTGTCTCGGTCACGGAAAGAATCGTCCCGTGCGTAAGGACGGCACTCCGAGTAAACTCGCCCGTAAGTGTAAGGGCTGCGGCGGTGCGGGTGTGATATACAAGTCGACGGGTGAGGTTGCGGGGTTTAAACTCTTGCCTCGCACGACATACGACTTGGCGGCGGCAGGGTTTCGTACTGATAAGGACACGCTCGACGAACGGCGGGACGACTTACGAGGAGATGGTCGCGAGTTCGTAGAGTCGTACGTGCGGTATAACGCCCTGCGTACATACCTCAACACGTTCGTCGAGGGGATCAAGAACAATGTGGACTCGAAGGGTTTCATCCATCCGGAATTCATGCAGTGTGTTACGGCGACGGGTAGGCTTTCGTCTCGCAATCCGAACTTCCAAAACATGCCACGCGGTTCGACATTCGCAATACGTAAGGTCGTCGAAAGTCGCTTCAGTGGTGGTCACATTCTTGAAGGGGACTACTCGCAGTTAGAATTCCGTGTGGCAGGGTTCCTTGCGAAGGACGAACAGGCATACACCGACGTGCGAAACTTTGTCGACGTTCACAACTACACAGCGTCGGTTATCGGCTGCACACGACAAGAGGCGAAGGCTCACACGTTTAAGCCCTTATACGGTGGTACATCCGGTACGGAGGATCAGAAGCGGTACTACGCCGCGTTCAAAGACAAGTACGCTGGCGTGACAGAGTGGCACGAGGAGCTACAGCGTCAGGCTGTTACGAAGCGCGTGATTGCTCTCCCGTCCGGTCGGGAGTACGCGTTCCCCGATGCGCGTTGGACAGAATACGGCACAGCCACAAATCGTACGGCGATATGTAACTATCCTGTGCAGGGGTTCGCCACTGCTGACTTACTGCCTATCGCATTGGTTTCATTACATAATGCTGTCAAGAGTGCAGGTATACGTAGCGTTATTTGTAACACTGTTCACGACTCTATCGTGATGGATGTACATCCGGATGAAAGGGACACGTGCATCTACTTGATGAGGCACGCGATGCTGTCGCTGCCTTTCGAAACTATGCGTCGTTACGGCTTGACGTACGACATGCCGGTTGGCATAGAATTGAAGATCGGAAAAAACTGGCTTGACTTACATGAAGTAGAACTATAAGATATCATACACCCTATATTTCCACAAAGGAGAAGGATTATGGACGGGACAGAAATGATAGAAATACTCGGCGGCGATGACCTCAAGGAAATCATGCGCCTAACGGGACAGGCAGACGACTCACCAAAGGAGCGTGTAGGTCTTCCCCGACTAGGAATTAACTACGATCAGGAATCGGATGATGGGGAACCGCTCACGCGGGGAAACTGGAAGATGATGGTCGATGGTCGAAACGTCTATGCAAAAGAGGTTACGATCCAGCCCTTGATGCGACGCTTCGAATATAGCGTGTGGGACTCAGAGATGAACGACGGGCGTGGCGGGTTCGCGGCGAAGTCTGTTCAGACCGACTCTCTTCGTGCATCGTTTCCCGACAGCAGTGGCGGTAATAAGTGTGGACGATTGCCAAGAGACGAGGAGGAGTCCCTAGACGAGGGTGATCCCCGTGTTCTTCTTTCTCGTAGCGTCGTCTGCAATCAAGTAATTTACGGGAAGATCAGCGGAGACTTCGAAGACTCTGCGGGTAATCCTGTCAAGCTCGATAAATTGCCATTCGTCGCCTACTTTAAGAAGTCAGGCTTTAAGCCAATAGCGGACTTCATCGGCAGTCTGTCGAACCAGAGTAAACTGATGTGTCAGTGTCGTGTCTTACTGCGGACACATAAAAATAAACGCGGTAGTGTGATTTACTGGACTCCTGTGCCGACGTTAGTGGATACCGTATCACTAGATTCGGACGATAAGGATTTGATGATCAAGTTCGAGGAGACCATCAGCGGTCACAATCAAATGATCCTGAAAGAGCATGGTGAGGCATCGAAGAAGCAGTTAGCCGACGAGGACTACGATCTCGCGGCGGACTTCAAAGATGCCAACGCTGCTTAACATCCAAGACTATATGACGAAGGTTATCCGGGGGGAGACAAAACTCTCCCCGGCTAACGTCGATTTGTTTGTTGAAGACTGTAAGACCGCAGTTGTAAAACAACTGGGTGGACGAGAGCGAAGTTATCGCATACGAATGTCCGGACTCGGTAAGCCCCTCTGTCAACAAGTCTGTGAGAAGCACGGCATCGAAGAGACGATGCAGTACAACAGTGTCATGCGCTTCTTGTATGGTGACATCACAGAAGCCGTTATGATGCTTGTCATGCGAGAGGCCGGTATCGACATCGTCGATTATCAGCGAGAGGTCAAACTCGATCTCGACGGGCATCACATCACGGGCACGCTCGATGTTATCATACGTGATGGTGCGGGTGTCGAACAGGTGTGGGACATCAAGTCAGCGAGTGACTGGGCCTTCAAGAACAAGTTTACGGGCTTCGGCGGCTACGAGGCTATGAAGACGGATGATCCCTTCGGCTACATCATGCAGGGCTTCCTCTACTCAGAAGCGGTAGGACTACCGTTTGGCGGCTGGATCGTTGTTAACAAGTCGAGTGGTGAAGTTGCTGTAGTAGAGACATACGACTGGATGGGTGAAGACAAAGAGCAGTATCTCGAAGACGCTAAAAAACGTATAAAGTTTCTTAGCAACCCTGACGTAGAAATGTTCCGTCCGTACACAGACGAATTCGAAACGTACAAACGCAAGGGCGAAGTGATACGTACAGGCAATAAAGTCTTACCTAAAGAGTGTGGTCTGTGCGGTTATAAGACACACTGTTGGCCGAATGCAGTCGTACATCCCCGCGTCACTTCACAGGCTAAGTCACCACCGATGGTGTGGTACTCACGCCTCAAGACACGAGAGATTTGATGGCGTACATCTTTATACGAGAGTACGACTTAGACCTTCTCGAACTCAACAAAGAGATGTATCACATGTACATCGAATCCCACAAGGGTGTGGGAGGAGGTCGTCGAACTGTGTCTTTGCGTCAACACGAAAGAGGATTACCCTTGACGTTACGTGAAAACTTCACGAATGATGGGGTGATATCCTCTGATACCGAAAAGAGAGATATCACTACTGTCGAAAACGAGATACAAAATATAAACAGGTTAGCCAACGCAGGAGTCAATGTATGTATCCCTCTGAACTCTTTGATAAACGAATGTTGCTTGATAGAAGCACGGTCACCAAAGGTATCGGTGTACGTAATGAAACGCCTAGAGTCCGCCGGAATGCGTCTATGAAACAAAGCTTGGCCAAGAAGGCCGGGTTTCGTTCGAACTTCGAATTGAACTTGGCACGTTCCCTCGCTGACCGGGGCATCACGTACGAATATGAGTCAACAAAGCTGACCTATCTTCCTAAACCGCGCACCTATACACCTGACTTCTTTATACCCTCGACGAATATATACATCGAAGCGAAGGGGCATTTCGACAAGGGTGATCGAGTGAAGATGCTTCTCGTAAAGGAACAATATCCTGAACTCGATATACGTTTTGTGTTTCTGAATTCCCGTAATAAAATTTATAAGGGATCGAAAACGACCTACGCAGACTGGGCTACAAAGAACAAGTTCGACTGGTCGGAGGGATCGATACCAGAGGAGTGGTACAAATGAGTGACTTAGAGCACGAATTAGAGAAGGCTTCTCTTCTTCCGGATCGATGGTACTTGATCATGAAAGAAGCAGAGGATGGCTTCACCATCACGGCATACGACACGATGAAGGGTGACGAATTGCAGGACGTGGGTTCTGTCATACTGTCGGGCGTCATAGAGCTTCTGCACACGGACTTCGACACAGTTTTCGAAGCGGGGATGGACAGCATCAAACGTCAAAATGAAGAGATTAAGGTCCAGACCAACAATGGTGAGCTTGTTCTTGTACGAGAAGAGAATGTCGTTAAGGTTGATTTCGGAAAGAAACAGTGAGACACGAAGAGTACATGCGAATGAGAGCGGAAAAAGAAACGGTAGGATTAGAACTTACTGGATCAGATATGGTGAACAGTCCACCACACTACAATCAGGCAGGGGTTGAGTGTATCGAAGCTATACGCGCCGCCACAGACGAAGGCTACCAATACTACCTACAAGGAAACATCATCAAGTATCTGTGGCGTTATCGTTACAAGAACGGCGTCCAAGACCTAGAAAAGGCGAAGTGGTACTTAGATAAACTCATAAAGGAGATAGAAAATGAATAACATGCTGCCCACACCATATCAACAATTCATTCACAAGTCGCGATACGCACGCTGGCTCGACGATGAACAGCGTCGAGAGAACTGGGACGAGACTGTAGAACGCTATTTGCAGTTCATGGTCGATCACGTCAAAGAGAAGCACGACTTCGATATGGAGGTGATGTGTCCCGGGGACATAAGTAAACTGCGGCAGGCAATACTTAGTCAGGACATCATGCCGTCGATGCGTGCCATGATGACTGCTGGTCCCGCTCTTGCACGGGACAACATCTGTGGGTACAATTGTAGCTACATTCCTGTTGACAGCCCTCGTGCGTTTGACGAGTGCATGTACATATTGATGTGCGGCACCGGCGTAGGCTTCTCTGTCGAGCGTGAGAACGTGGACAAGCTGCCGGTGATTAGTGATGGAATGCAGTCAACAGACACGGTGATCAAAGTGGGCGACTCCAAGCCCGGGTGGGCCAAAGCGTTGCGTGAACTGATTGCGCTTCTGTATGCAGGACACATTCCGAAGTGGGACTTGTCCGACGTACGTCCATCTGGCGCGCGTCTAAAAACGATGGGCGGTCGTGCTTCTGGTCCGGGTCCGCTCGAAGATTTGTTTAATTTTGCTGTGCAACTATTTATAAAGGCACAAGGTCGTCGTTTATTTCCTATCGAGTGTCACGACTTGATGTGCAAAGTGGGTGAGGTCGTTGTAGTGGGTGGCGTACGTCGCTCCGCCTTGATTAGTCTGTCGAACCTGAACGACGATCAGATGGCACACGCTAAGTCCGGTGCGTGGTGGGAGAACGAAGGTCAACGTGCGTTGGCTAACAACTCTGTTGCCTACAAGGGCAAGCCCGAGATGGGTACGTTCATGCGCGAGTGGGTATCTTTGTATGAGTCTAAGTCAGGAGAACGGGGGCTATTCAACAGGCAAGCTGCGGTAAAACAAGCTGCGAGAAATGGTCGTCGTAAGGTTCACGACAGACCTCTTCTTGATGATACTGATAGTCAGTACGTAGTTCATCCCCATCGCACTGATGAGTCCTTCATTCAGTTTGGCACTAATCCTTGCTCCGAGATTATCTTGCGTCCTTATCAGTTTTGCAACCTGTCAGAGGTGGTTGTCCGTGACTACGACACACTAGAAGACCTAAAAGAAAAGGTCCATCTTGCGACTATTTTGGGCACGCTACAGTCCACGCTCACTGACTTCAAGTATTTGAGGAAGATATGGAAGACCAACACAGAAGAAGAACGATTGTTGGGCGTATCCTTGACTGGTATCATGGATCATCACGTTTTATCAAAGAACGTCGATTCCGCTCGTTGGCTCGAAGAGATGAAGCGCGTGGCCGTAGACACAAACTGGGACTTGGCAACGAACGGACTTGGTATTCCACAGTCGGCTGCTATCACCTGTGTAAAACCGTCGGGTACTGTATCGCAACTGGTGGACGCTGCAAGCGGCATTCACGCTAGACACAGTAAACACTACATACGCACAGTTCGAGGAGACAACAAAGACCCACTGACACAGTTTTTGAAAGAACAGGGTGTGTACAATGAACCGGATGTGACGAAGCCGGACAATACGACTGTGTTCTCTTTTGCAATGGAGTCGCCTGATGGTGCGGTCACTCGAAACGACCTGACAGCTATAGAACAGCTAGAACTTTGGAAGACGTATGCTGTTCACTGGTGCGAACACAAGCCGTCAGTGACCATCACGGTCAAAGAAGATGAATGGATGGACGTGGGCGCGTGGGTGTACGAGAACTTTGACGTGGCGTCGGGCGTGTCGTTCCTGCCGCACAGTGATCACACCTATCAGCAGGCACCCTATCAGGACATCGAACGCGAAGATTATATGGAGTGGCAACAAGCATACGGCTACCTCAACATTGATTGGCAGGCGTTGTCTGAATACGAACGGGAAGACAACACATCCGGCTCTCGCGAGTTAGCTTGCACGGCGGGTGTATGTGAAGTTGTTGACTTGAACGCGGCATGATCGACGGGGGAGACAAGACATGATCGAAGTTCCTATCACTCCGGACTTGATGCGTCGTGCCCAAAAAAAGACTGCCCACGTAGGCATCCTAGAAGGCAGTATAACGGGCAGTACGAGTCATGTGGTAGGGGCACTAGGGGAGCTTGTCGTAAGCGACCTCACGGGGGCTCTTGAGGCGAATAACAGGCACTACGATCTGGTGTTAGACGGCAAGCGCATCGACGTCAAGACGAAACGATGCAACACGAAGCCGCGACCGCACTACGATTGTACGATACCCGCGCACGGAACGAAGCAAGACTGCGACTCGTACGTATTCGTACGTATCAAAATCGACGGTTCGAAAGCGTGGATTTTAGGGGAGATCGATAAACGTACGTTTTACCGCAACGCGAAGTTCTATCGTCGTGGTGACATCGATCCGGACAACGGATTCGTATTCAAGGCGGACTGCTATAATCTCCCGATAGAGGAGTTAAATAATGTATAAGGCGATAGTTATGGTGTGTTCTATATACTTACCAGACGGACCCTGCTTCAACTTTATAGATGAACGGGGACCGTATCCTACAGAAGAACGATGTGAAGAACGTGTGATGGAGATGACAGAGACTATACTTCCTATGCCTAAAGCTCTTCCACCACCACACGCGTACTCTTACAGGTGTGAAGTAGTAGGAGAAAAGCTATGAAGGCGCAACTGTTTTCTCTCACTGCACACCTACGACAGGACGGCAATGTCGAACTCAACAAAGAGTCGGTGCGTCCGGAAGATCTAGAAAAAGAAATGGACACGGGAGTGCCTGACTATGAGGGCACACACTCCATCGTGTCCTTGTTACGTTATTTGAACTCGTCTGCTGACGAGATCATAGATAAGTCGGCTAAGTATGTTTAGTACGGCCATTCCGTACAGCCATAGCTGCTTCGATAGCCAGCCCTCGTTTTAATTCATAAGGGCTAATCTTTTTATCGTTGTCTAAGTCCGCTTTCGCCCGGTTCTTAAGCTGCGGCTTGCGAATACTTGCGCCGTTAGAGTAAGTTTTCTTTGTCATATCGTCGATGGTCCTGCTGGTGAAAGTACGTTGGGTATAAAAGGGAAACCGGCGCTGAGAGGCACGTCGAAAATAAATCCCTGACTTTCCCAGTACATCTTTTGTTGCGCCTCTGTTCTAGGATCGTACTCGTCTACAAAGGGACGCACATCTCGCGCAATTACCTTAGTGAATTTCTCGACGAAGTACGCAGCCTCTTCTTCTAAGACTTTTCTGTTTTCCGTGAGAAGAGCGTTTATGATTTCAGCAGCTTTCGGATCTGATATCAAAAACTGCACCATCTTGCCCTTAGCTACTCCTGCGTATTTGACGATAGCCTCTGCTGTAACATACTGAGGTGAGACCATGTCACGTGCGAGATTGAACGCACGCGCGATTGCGTTGTCGATGGAGTATCCTCGTGGGACTATGACACCTGCCGCACCAGACGGCTCACTTGTGCCAAGTAACTTATTCCTTTTGATGATGCCCTCTGCTGACTCACGGAAACCTAATCTGAAAAGGGACCTGTACACTTCCATAGTTTCAGGAGCGATACCCGCAGCTTCAGCAAGTCTCAAGAAGTTCAAACCTGTTTGCTGTTGGCCCCCTGCATTCAGGGCGTCGTCGAAAAGGAAAAAAAGCTCCCCCGGACGATTGTAAGTGTCGGTAGGTACTTCTCGTCCGTTAGGTAGTTTTACGCGGGAAGTTCCGGCAGTGAAGCCCCCCACCTCGTTCATCACCTGTACGAAAAGACTACGGAGCATCGTCTGTTTTTGAGCAACGTCTAATGAGTCATCAGCCTCAAGATTTCTCAGAAACGCATTCATAGCGTCTGCGTCTTGAGAGTTTATGACGTTGACAAAGAACCCCTGTCCTGTAGAAGCTTTCTCCGCGTATTGCAGTGCTTTTGCAGCCTTGTCTTTCGTGAGATTCGTAGCTGCTTCCGCTACCCCTTTGTCGGCTGTTGCTGCTGCAAGTATCTTTTGTATGAGTTCCGCATGAACATCCCGAAATTCGGTACTTGAGTTGAGAAGAGTACCTACGTCTCTGTTTGCGTAGTACACATCTCGGATGTCGAAAAGAAGAAGAGGTGTTTCGTAACCGTCTACGTTTACGCGTAGTTGATCATTCTGAAACTCGAAGAATTCATCGAGGCTGCTAAACCCTCTAGGAACTATGATTTCGTCTGCGCTTTTATTCAGGGACAAATCCGGAAGGACTCCGTTCTTCATAGCCCTTCTCATATCTTCTACGTTATATAAGGTATCTAGCTTGTTACGAACTGCTACACGTACAACTTGAGAAATCGTCTTAAATGTCGCTTCGGACATGCTTCGACCTACTCGGGTATCTAACTCGGCTGTCGACGGTATTCGAGCAACACCGTCCGCTCCTGTGACCACCAATGGTCCGGTCGGTCGTACGGGAGACAGCGTAGCCTGTAGTCGAGCCACGGTGCTTGCAATGACCTCTGTCGTCCCCGGACTCGGATTTACTATGGCTTCCACGAGCGGCTTCAGCAGATCTGATTCGCGGCGTGTGACGCTTTTCTCTGCTGTTTCTACTCCCTCTCCTGTGAGACGATCAGGAGCTTTCGCTTCAAGATTTCTTACGTCGCTACCAAAAGTTCCGGGATCGAATTGTTGCATAGCTGCACGATGTAGCGTACGCGCCGTGACAAGATCGTTAAGGGCTTGCCCTTCGAATCCCTGTAGGTTCGCCTCTAACGCCGCATCTACCTGTCGTTGAATCTCTTGTCCGAGATTGATCACTTGTCTTTCGTTTCCCGGCCTTGCCAGTCGTCCGGCAAGACGTTTCAGTTCCTCTAGCTCTTTTGGACTTGCGATCAATCGCAGTGCCGACGCGTTTACCCCTGCCACCTCATTAGAATTTATCATGATAGTTGCGAGTTGAAAGTTAGACATATTGCGAAGAACATCTTGGTTGTCTGTTCCTAGCGCCAGTCTAGCGACATCGTAGGTTGCTAGTCTTTCTTTGAGGGCATCTATAGCTTGATCAGCAGTCTCAATAGGCTTTCCCAGTGTCTGCGAAAAGAACTCTAGTCGATCCGGATCTGAGAAGTACACTCTCAAGCCTTCCGTCGCTGACTTCTCTATGCCCTCGTAAAATTCTACACCTACCTTACCGAATTTAGTTTTGAACGCTTTCGAGTTCAGTTGTCCCACGAAGCTCATGCTACCGGGAAGCGCTCCGACTGTTTCGAATTCCTGTTGCAAAAATTTGATGAGATTAGTGCCTAATTGATCTAGGGGGATGTTTCGTATACCACCTACTTTTTCGTAGGCGAGTTGCACCTCTGCGAACCGTCCTGCGTCTGCCGTCGCTACGAGACCCTTGAGGAGCGCATCTAATTCTCCTGCAGCGGCCCCCTCTGTTCGTGTGAGATTTGTATGGTTGGCAACTCTGGTCATGTTCGCCATTATCGCATCCGTCTTCATACGAATGTTTGACGAGGCGGCTTGTGGATCAGGTGGTCCCATGCCCTGCAAAGCCTGTATCTGTGCTTTCGCTCCCGTGTATATTTCTTCTTGGGTGGGTCGAACATTCGGGTCAGGCAGTGTTACTGTCCCGTCGCCCCGTGCTGTCTGCATTCCCGTTTCGAGCGGAACCTCTGCTACTCCCGACTTCAGTGTGCCTAAGCGAGAACTTGCTTTTAACAAATCATCTAACACGTCTTCGATGGCAGCTATCTCTTGCATAGAGGGAAGTTCTGATCCGGCAATGACACCTATCGCTAATTCTATTTCCTGTTGCGCCCGACTGATAGAATCTAGGTAAGAGGTGTTGTGATACTGGGCAGCACCCTTGAGAGATGAAGAATACTGTTCTAGCACTGCTATGGCATCAGCACCCGCCCGTGAGTTTCCGTACTCCTGCCTGATTTTTTCAGACAGATTTAGGACGTGAATGTCGAGTTCTTCGGATACGGCGCTCAGTAAACCCGCACGTTCTTTGTAGTGTTCCGCCTGCCCTACGAGATCTATAAAACGGCTTTTCACTTTGAGTATGTGTCCCGGCTTGATGGTCTGTGCTTGAGACGCGTACACATCTCCGTATGCTTTCAGGATCGCAAGTCCGGATGTTTCCCCGAATCCTGTCGATAGCAGTTGTCTGTACTTAGACAGATCTCGCATCCCTATAACCCCGGCATCGACAAGGGGTTCTAAGACGCTCATAACATTTTGAGTGTCACGATAGAACGTGTCGAGGTTATTGAATATGACATCCTGAATTTCGCGAGGCATACCCAAGATAGCATTAGAAAAATTTGAGATTGCTTTCTGTTGACGAGGAGTGAACCTTGCCCGAGTGGCTTGATCCGCGAATACGATGCTTTTCAACGTCGGATTTACGAGCCACCCTTCTGCTATTCCCTGCCTGTAAATTCCGAATATGCTGGTGGTCGACCCCACAGTAGAACTCATAATATTTTCAAAACCACTACGAGCGCGGAACGCCATACCAGCAGCCCCTCCACCTCGATCTCCTGCTATTCCGAAAGTTTTTTCACTCATGCCTGTGAGTTTGAAACCTTGCTTCAAGCCGAAACCGACAGCAAATCCGAACGCTGCTACACCCTCTCCTATCAGTCCCTGTTGAGGTTCGAGGGGGAATCCTGTCTCGGGATCTCTTTCCCCCGTCGCAAAAGCCCGGCCTCCTTGCATCATCAGGGCGAACGTCAAGTCGAACTCCGGATGAAAACCGAACTCGCGAACTTTTATACCCATGCTTCTGACAAGAGTGTTGTTACGTTTAGCGCGTACAAAACGTAAATTGTCAAAGGATTGATCGAGATTCTCTCTAGCGATGCGAAGATCGTCCTGTAGGTTTATTACTCTCTGACTGTTTGGTGATTCTATTTTAGCTCGTTCGATAGCCTTTCGTATCTCTGCTACTCGATCCCCGGCTTCGTTGTAAGCGTTGGTGTTTTTTACAATCTGTTGATTGTAGTGTGCGCGATCCGTGCGGAGGTTCGCTTTCGTCCGATCTCTTCCTACCGCTCGTGCGATACTGTTGATACGAAAGTTAGAAAAGATTTTGAAATCTTCTGAGTTTTTCAACAGTTCACGGGCTTTCGCCGTAGCGTCGATGGCTAAATCCGTACCGGCCTCTGCCTGCGCCATACGTGCGAGTGTTTTTGTAGGCATGAACGTAAGAGGTATGTCGAGGTTCTTTGCCGAACGATAGGCATACTGCCCCATGCGATACATGTTCATGCCGAATACAAAGGGTGCTGCTGTGCCCCGTGTAGCTCCGATTATGACGGCACCTTCTAAAACGTACGCCCCTAATTTCTGAGACCAGTGGAGATCGTCGAACATAGCTTCGAAAAGATCTTCTGCGAACTTTTCACCTACGAACTGACGTACAAATTGTCCGTTCTCAGTCTTTTCATTGAGGCCGAGACGGTTGAACTTCTCTTCCCCGTAAAGAACAAAAAGCTGTTCACGGATCATGTCGTTTACGAATGTTGCACGATTAGAGAATAGCTGACTTTTCTTGAGGTCTGCGAGATCCCTCTGTACGTCCGCATCTGTCGGAGCGAATCCCTCTGCGCCGGGCAGCTTTTCATAGAGGTACGACGACGCCATCGTAGTGTACGTGGGCAGATAGTGGCGAACCCCTAGCTCACTCACGGATGCGAGGTTGTATATACGCTCCGCAAAGATGTCTGCGAAATCTGTGCCTAGAGTTTGCAGTAGGGCATCACGTATGTCCGGGTCTGACGGTCCGTCAGGACGAGATACTATGAACTCTCGAATACGTGCCTGTCCCTCTGACTGATTTTGTATTTCGTTTTGTGTGCCTAACCCGCCAAGATACTCGAATATAAAACTGGGTATATCACCAAATCTGGGAAGTCCTGTAACTCGATCTACCGGATCGATAAAGAACGGTCCATCTGTCTTCGGTGTGATGTACTTTTCCTGTGTCTCAGACGGAATGATGACTGTTCTGTCCGCCGGATCGAGGGGGAAACCTCCTGTTTCGATGAAGCCTTGAAAACGAGGATCTGTCGACCCTTCAGAAAATCTGTCGAAAGTCGCACGCAGTTGGCCGTTTGTGTCTCGGGCGGCGTTGAGTATAGCTATCTGATCAGGGGACGGGCTACCGGCTTTCTCCGCCGCCGCAGCCTCTTTTAATACGGCGTATTCGTCGTTCGGAATGATGCTCAACTCCCCGGTGTCGGACAAGTCACCGAAAAGCGTGTTCATGTCCACCTCTCCCGAGATGGCCTTTTCGAACATATCCTCTCTGGCTTGTGCAGGTAGCTCCGCCTTCAAACGATCTATGTTTTCCTTTTCGAATCCGACTAGCTTTTCGTACGAACCAATCGTGCCCGGAGGGACAACACCCGGATCTTGCTGTCCTGTGACAGGTGGATCAGAGTCGTGTCGTAGGCCACGCGGAGTGATCGGGAATAGGTAGTTTCCGTCTGACTTCGTATTGATTTGCGTCACGGCATAGCCCTCAACAATTCATTGATTCTTTCTTGACTCAAGAGTTTACCATCTCTGCCTATAAACATAGGAACGCCATTTATAAAATCTATGGGGTCCGTGTTTAATCTAATGGCCTTCACTCTGTATATTTCCTCAGATACTGCTAACTGTCCGAACGTGCTTTTAGCAAGTGCTACGTTATATTTCTTTTTAAAATTAGCATCATTTATGGCTGCAAGAGGGCTTGCAAATCCTCTCGCGGCATACGCTTTCTTGAAACGCTCTACGTCTTCTAAACCTTTCGTAGCATTGACGACATCGTCGAAGTATCGCAGAACACGGAGTTGTTTGATCTGTGAGCGGCTAGGATTTATGAAGCGCTGTTGATTTCGTAGCCTCACGCGAATATCGAATAGTCGATTGTGGCGTGTCACAGCGTCTTCAGACTGCTGTATTAAATTTTCTACGACGGCTAGACGTGTGTTTTTAGTAGCAAGGAAGTCGGCGTTGACAGCCGCAAGAGCGGCGATGTAGTCACGTTCAGAAATACGCCCTGCTTCGTCCATCGTCTTCGCAAAGTTGTAAGCGAACTTGACAAGAGAAGACGCTAAAATCGCGTCGTTCTGTGCAAAGTCTTGCAACAAAAATTGTTCCGTGGCAGCTTCAATTCTTTCTCTGGATTCATCAGACACGTAATCATTCGGGTTGTATATTCCCAGTGTTTTGAAGGCCTCTTTACCTGCCTTGATGGTTTCTTGAGCTACACTGTTGTCTATAGTGAACAGATTTGCTAACGTCACCCTGACATCTTGAGTGAAGGCAGAGCCGTCAGAAGCTTTTCTGAGTGCATCTAATACTTGATTGCCTGTACGTAGGAACGCTCTGTCTGCAGCCATACGTGAATTTAGTTTCTTTTCGTCGAGGGGAACACCTGTCAAGGCTTCGAATAGGGAGTTCGATTGTGCCAGATTGACGGTGGTCCGTCCCGATTCCGCTCCGAGACCCTCTGGTACGTTGTCGCTCATAGCTATAGAAAGAATATCTAGCTGATGACCGCGATCCGTAATCCCGAAACGAGCGAATACCTGACCTATTTTAGCGGCCT